GTTCGACATGGCGACCGACAAAGGTATTCGAGACATAGAGACAGAAGGGTACAATCAGCAACAGGCGCTGTTTAAGCCGATTCTTGAGGACAAGCAGTACGAGCAGATGGGCATTGAACAGCAGCGTCAAGCCATCCAGCAGATTGAACAAGGCCCGCTTTATCAAGAACTCGCCAAGCAGGGCGAAGAGGCAATTCTTGCGGCTGCATCAGCTACTGGTAGGCGTGGTTCAGAGGGCACACAAAGCGCACTCGCACGGTACCGCCCACAGCTTCTGAACCAACTCATTGACCAGACATACGCCCGTCTCGGCGGACTTACGAATGTGGGGCAAACCTCTGCGCAGAACTTGCTCAACATTGGACAAGCATCAGCGGCAGGTGTTGGCGCTGGTGCTCTTCAAACAGGCAATGCAATGGCTAATCTGATGGTTGGACAGGCAGGCGCACAAGCAGCCGGCATACAAGGAGCTGCCGCAGGCCAGGCTGCCGGCATAAGTGGGTTTGGCAACGCAATCGGCAGCGGTCTTCAGAACTATGCGCTCCTGAACGCTCTTGGGACTGGTGGAGGAATAGGACAAGGAATAGCTGTTCCACAAGGACTTCCAGTATGACAATGACAGCCAACGTGTAACATTATGGCCGAGTTCAACTACACCATTCCGATTCCGCAGATAAACACCTCCATGTTCGGAGGCAATCTGATTCAAGGTCTTTCGGCCATCGAGGGCATCAAGGCCGCACGCGCACAGCAGGCTCTTGAGCAACAACTGGCTCCACTTCGCTTACAGCAGGCCGAGCTTGGTGTGCAGTCTCAGCGCCAACAGATGGCGCAGAGCGCGGCGGCGGCAGGCAGAGAGGCGTCAAGATTTCAAGACTATACGGCCCAGCAAAAAGCAGACAGGGATCTTGCTATTGCGATTTCTGAAGGCAAAAGCCCATCCGAAATCGCGAGGCTTCTTCCATTTGCAAGCGCAGAGTTTTCCTCCAAGTTCCCACAGGTAGCGCAGGCTAACATGGCTTCGAGAGTTGGGCCAATTATTCAACAGGGAGGCCCAAAGAGCGAAGAAGACGTTCAGACAATGAGGGATGCCGTATCAACATCCCTCATGCTTGCGCCTGAGCGATCACAAATGTTCCAGAAAGCGTTTGCCGCTTCCTCTGATCCAACCAAAACCAACTTCGTAAAAGAAGTTCTGGGCATTGGGTATGCTGGTCTTAGAGGAGACAACAAGACGGCGCTTAAAAAGCTATCAGACTACTCAACAGCTTTGTCAGCAAACCCAGAAACCAAGCAGTTGGGGGAAATGCTGAAGCAAAAACTTGATGAAGCAAAGAGTGCTGAGGAGCAAGGTCTTCTCGACAAGACGTCATGGTTCATCGACATCTCAAGTCTTGCTCAATCGTTAGACCCACAAGCTGCAAAGCAGTTTATTGATTTGGCAGATAATTTTTTTAAGTTTCAAAAAACTAGTGCAGAAACCCAAAAAGATATACTTGCTGCAAAAAAAGCTACTCAAGAGCTAGATGCTACTCCAACAAGAACTCTCAACAAGGTTGATGAAAAAATCCTTACTGCCGAAAGTTCTATTCCACTTGGTTTTACTAGCGACACATACGACGTTCTGAAAAGGTTTGAAAACGCGCCCATAAAGAGAGCTGGGTTAACTGCTAAAATATCAGATATTTTTACAAATGCAGCTTTTGGCGGGGATGAAGTTACCAAACTTAGAAATGAAATTGATGCAATTATAAAAGGTGATTCATTTAGAAAATACGCAGCACTTAACAAGGGTTCATCATCAGATAAAGATGTAAAAATCGCGCAAGGTTTTAACATCAGTGCAACAGCTAAACCAGAGTTTGTGAAACAAGCACTTACGGCCATAATCAACACTGCCGAAAGAGCAAGCCGGTTCGAGGAAGCGGAAAAGGCATGGGCTAGAGAAATAGGGATGATAGAAAAATCCAAAGAGGACATGGATATCCTTGGAGTAAAGGTCAATAAGGGAGACAATTACACCGCTTTCAAAAAGAATCTCATAAAAGAGCTTGATAAGGTCAACTTTGTTGACGAAATCGGAAGGCAAAAAGAACAGGATCAAAAGGAAACTGAGGTGCGTGCGATGGAAAGCAGGAGAGTTCAACAAGGGCCTCCTCCTGATTTTGGAAAGCCTGGCAAAATGCAGGAAATCAACGGGATAAAATTTCAAATTGTTGAATAATGCCAACTTACCGTATCGAGATTAACGGGAACAAGGTTGACGTTCAGGCAAACTCTCCTGAAGAGATTCCAAGCATTTACGAAAAACTTAAGGATGTTATCCCGACAAAAGAAGCGGCCAACATCCCCGAAGGCGGACCATTCGAGCGTCCTCCTGGAGAACTTCAGCCTCAGCCATTCATGGGCAGGGAAGCCCGTGAGGAAGCCAACCTCAACCGCAACGTCCCCCCAGAGCTCATCGCTGAGCTTCGACAGGCTCAGACCGGTGAAGCGCCAACGCAGACGGAAGTGGAGTCCTTCAAGAAGGCAGCCGGTTCACGGTCTACGAGGGACTTCTTCAACAACCTCGTTTCGCAGGGCGCGATTGATTTAGGTTCATCCTTCAATCCAGAGCAGTCGCCAACGCTTGCCGGTGCGTGGGAGAAGTACAAGCAGGAGATGGAGCCAAGTATGCTTGGAGCCGCTGCACGTGGAGCCGCAGAACAGATTGCTCCAGCAATCGGCGGTTTGGCTGGAGGTGCTCTTGCTGGAACTTTGACGGCCAATCCAATCGTTGGAATCGCCGGCGGTGTTGCTGGCGCAAAAGCTGGAGCAGAACTTCAGCAAGAAATCTTCCCGCCAACCGAAGCGGAGTTAGCTCAACGCAGGTTCGATGAGGCAAGAACCGGCACTAGCGTAGCCAGAACCGTTGGAAGTTTTGTGCCATCACTAGCCACTGGTATTCCATCCGCTTCGCGGATTGCAGGAATTGCTGGCGCTGGATCACAGGCTGCTGTTGCCGCTGCACGCAGCATGGCTCTTAGGGAAGGCGCTATTGGGGCTGGAGCATCGTTTGCGGCGGCAGGCATGGAAGGCAGGCTTCCAACGGCTCAGGAGATGGCTGAAGGAGCCATCATGGGCGCTATCACTCGCCCAACAAAGTTGGGAACGGCAATGATGATGCCGCGCGAGCAACGCACGGAGCTTGCTGGAAGAAGAAGCGCCGAGCAAACGATGCAGGAGTTTGCTGGTGGTAAGGCGCCAGCGGAGCTAGCCGCGACTGCAATCGAGCAGGGTATCCCCACGTCTCCAAGGGCGACGTTCTTCGCGGGGGAGATTTCAGGCAACGAAGGGCTGCTTGGATTACAGGAAGCTCTGATGTCAACCAGTTCCGGACTGCGCAACATCCGCCAGCAAACGCGTGAAGCGGTTGCTTCTGATTTGGGCGCAACGCTCCAGCCGCAGGGAGGCGCCGGCATTGAGGCCGCTCAAGGCGTTATCCAAGCCCAACACGACAAACTTATCAGAGCTGCTGAAGCCGCCAGAGACAGCGCCATTGAAAAAGGCAACCGCGAAGCGGTAAGCGCCTTCAACGATGCTCTCGCCGAGTCCAGAAACAACTTTAATGCAGCCAAGCAGGGAGCGATTGCCGCTGATGCTGCTCTTGAAGCCAGCGCGGCGCGTCTAAAGCAGGCTGGTCAGCAGTTTGCTCAAGCGCAGAAAAGCCGGTCTCGGTCGGACCAAAGCATAACCGTTGAACAGGTGCTGCTGAGGAACGCTAAGGAGGAAAAGGCACTGCACGATGAGGCATATGCAAAAGCTCGCCAGGAGACCGGTGATCTTGTCGTTGACTACGCGAACACCATCGAGGCACTAAAAAAGGTTCAGAAGCAGGCTGGAGAGCGTGGAAATATTCCAGAGCACATCTCAAAGATGATTGAAGATCTGATTGAGAATCCAGACAAAAATAAGGTCAACAGGGTTGAGGACATTGATTCTGATTACCGGAGCATTTCTGGAGAACTTTCAGACACCAAAAATATCGCCTATCAAAAATGGCTGGGGATGGTGAAAGATTCGCTTAAGGCAGACCTAGAAACTGCCGGTAACGCTTCTCCTCTGTTTGCAAGGGCCAACAAGCTGTATTTTGAATACGCACGCAAGTATTTCGATGGTCCTGCTTGGGGTGTTATTTATGGACGAGGCGACAAAAAGACGCCACCAAGCAAAACAATCGACGCGTACACGTCCGACCTTGAATCCTTAATACAGCTTAAGGAGTCGATCAAAGGAGACCCTGCCGCGCAGCAGGCTATCGATAACTGGTTTGTCGATATGTTCTCTCAAAAAGTTGAGTCTGCGCCGACTGTCAAGAGCATGGAAAACTGGGCCATGCAAGGGAAGAACAGGGAGTTTTCCAGAGTGTTCCCATCTGCAAGGGCTGCTGTCGATAAAGCTCAATCGGACATCCGTACAGCGGAAGCTGGCGTTGAGCGTGCGCAGCAAGAGAAAACACTTGCCCGTGAACTTGCCGCCGAGGCAAAAGCTGAACTTGCTACAAAAGAAGTCGGCGCAAAACAACGCGAAACGGTTGTTGAAAGAGAGAAGATACAACAGGCCAAGGAAGCGTTCAGGAACGAGCAGGAGCGCGTCCAAGGCATGGCTGTGAACAAGATTCTTGGCAAGGACGCTCAAGTAGCTGTAGCCAGCATTTTTGAGTCCGACAACGCCGTTGCAACGACCTCTGAAATAATGGCGGCTTTGCGCGGTAACAAACAGGCTGAAGAAGGGTTTAAGAACGCGGTTAGCAGCTATCTCAATGAAAAACTGCGTAGCAAGTCACGGGTTGAGACAACGCTCAACAAAGCGGAGCCGGTAAAACAGGACGAGTTTGCTGCCCTTTTCGGAAAATTGAACGATTTTCTTGTTGATGGATCGAGAGAGCGTGCCGTGCTGGAGAAGGTGTACGGCAAAGATTCCAAGGAGATGAAAGCCTTGGACATCATTCGCAAGCAGTACGAACTGCTCGCTCGTCCGACAAGAACGACCCAAGGCCAATCACAGACAGCTCTCAGAACCGCGATTGGCAGCAATCTCTCCGACATAAACAAGAACAACTCACTGGGGGCGCTGCAACGCATCGCTGCCGGTCTCGATGAGAAAGTCGGAGCTGGGGCAAGGTTCTTCACCGCTGTTTCGTCGCTGCTTCGATTCGCTTCAAAAGGAGACCCGTCTAAAGTTGCCTTGAACATCCTTGTTGAAGCGCAAACCAACCCAAAATTAGCCGCTGAGCTTCTCAGGGGCCAAACACCTGATGGTATCAGGAAACTGCGCCCATACGTTAAATTTTACGCCCAAAAACAATCTCAAGAAGAAAGGTAACACATCATGGCCTACATCGTCTCTCCGTTTACGACCTTTGCCGATACGGACGGCACGCCGCTCAACAACGGCTACGTCTACATCGGAACAACAAACCTGAATCCGGTCACTAGCCCTATCTCGGTTTACTGGGACGAGGCTTTAACGCAGCCAGCCGCGCAGCCTCTGCGCACGCTGAATGGGTTCTTCTCGCGCTCAGGTACGCCAGCTCGCGTGTATACCGGGGCAACGAACTTCTCGATGGTGGTCAACAACGACAAGGGCGAGCTTGTTTATTCATCCATGAGCGTCTCTGGTGATGTGTCGCAGGCAGACTTTGTGGCTTTCCAAGCCAGCGTAAACGCTGCTGTTGCTGCCAAACTCAACTTGAGTGGCGGAACAATGACAGGGCCGATTGTACTCCCAGGCGCACCGAGTGCAGCTCTTGAAGCAGCCAACAAAGGCTACGTTGACACACAGGACGCTCTTAAAGTCAACAAGGCAGGCGATACCATGACAGGCAAGCTGAACGTAGCAGCTACTGGAATTGGTTTTTCGGACTTGTCTACGCAGACAACCGCTGGAGTGGCAAAGACCGGTGACACGATGACAGGAGCACTCACGCTGCCAGGTTCGCCAACACTGAATCTTCAAGCAGCGACAAAGCAGTACGTTGATTCAACCGCTGCAACTGGAAGCCCTGTCAAAGCGTGGGTGAGCTTTTTGGGACTTACGCCAATCACAATCAGAGGAAGCTACAATATATCAAGCGTTACAAGTGTATCAACAGGAGTTTATAATGTAAATTTTACAAGCAGCTTAATTGACGTAAATTACTCTGTGGCAATTACAGGCGTTAGAGCAAACAACACGACAAGTAGCGGATTAACGCCAAAATCACTTAGTAAAACAACAAATTCATTTCAAATTGTAACATACGACACTACTGGCGCATCAGATTATTTCATGGTCGATTGTGTTGTGTGCAGGTAATTCACGTTATGAATCAAAAAGTAATAATATACAAAACAGACAATGGCGTTGCCATTATGTATCCTGCGTTAGATTGCGGGTTATCAATTGAGCAAATAGCCGACAAGGACGTTCCTGCTGGAGCACCGTACAAAATCATCGACGCCTCGGACATTCCGACTGATTGCACGTTCCGAAACGCTTGGGAGTACCAACCATGATTACAATTAACATCCAGAAAGCCAAGGTCATCGCTCACGATAAGCGTCGCCAACTTCGAGCAGATGAATTTGCTCCATACGATGAAGCAATTGCCAAACAAATCCCTGGTCGCATGGAAGATGCCGAAGCTGCTCGCGTTCTTATCCGCGAGAAGTATGCTCAGATGCAGATTGCAATCGACGCAGCACAAGACGTAAACGCACTGAAAACAGCATTAAACATCTGATTATGAAATACATACTTGCACGATTGTTTGAGCCTTCCACATGGAGAGGTTTGGTGAGTCTCGCAACACTGTTCGGCCTAAAAATCGCGCCAGACCAAGCAGATGCAATTTTAACGGCTGGTGTGAGCGTGTATTCTGCGATTAACATCTTTCGTAAGGAGAAGCCGTGATTGCTGACATCTCATTTGAACCTATGGTCAATCAACTCGTCGCCCAAGGGCCATTGGCGTGTGCAATGGCAATCGCCATCTGGTATTTGAGCAACAAAATCCGCGAGTGCGAGGACGACCGGAAGGAGTTGTGGAAGAAGGTGAGCGAAATCTCTGAGCGGTTCTTCCATAACGAGGGCAGATGAAACTGTCAGATAACGGGTTAAAGCTCATCTTGGACTTTGAGGTGGGCGGCGGTGAGGAGTACTACCGCAAGTTCCTCCAGAGTCCAACTTGGCCTGGAGAGCAGAGCGGCGTCACAATTGGGATTGGCTACGATTTGGGCTACACCACACCGCAACAGTTCTCGGAAGCATGGGAAGAACTGCTCCCTGAATCCGATTACCTTGCGCTCACCGCCGCCCTCGGAGTCAAGACTAGCGCAGCCCGCGAACTCCTGCACGCCTCGCCCGCAATGCGCTCTATCGTGGTGCTTTGGCAGAAAGCCATTGAGGTCTTCCAGAAGAACACGATTCCAAAGTTTTACCTGCAAATGCTCCGCATTTATCCGCAGGCAGAAGACCTTCCAGACGAGGCGCGAGATACACTTATCTCATTGGTGTTCAACCGTGGAACTGCTTTATCCGGTGAACGCAGAGCCGAAATGCTTGGCATCCAAAACGCCATGCGTGACCGCCGGTTCTACGATGTACCGGAACTCATTCGGTCTATGAAACGCTTGTGGCCTAATACCAAAGGCTTACAACGCCGCAGAGACGCCGAGGCTGCTCTATTTGAAAAGGCGCTTGAGCCTAGGCGTAAGCGATAAACTCAAGTCCTTTGCCTTTGATTTGCGGGAGCCTGCCGTTCTCGTCATAAATCCCTGCGCCTTTAGGAATAATGGTGTCCGGTGGAAGTGCGCTTCCCATGAGCGCAATGGGTCCAGATTCAGAATGCACTTTGGGAGCGAGCACAAGCAGGCCGGCTTGAGCATTGTGAACGCCGGTATAGCGTTCCATCAAAGCCTCGAAAGAGATAGGTTCCATGTCTCAAGACGTTGTAAGAAAGACGCTTGCCATGAGCTACCAAATAGATGCGAGGCACATGGTCTTCCGGTTCGGGGGAAAGAACCTGCTCTGGAAGAAGTTGGTGTTGTCGGGAGTACTTGTGCAACCGAGAACAATATCAACATGGATTCGCAGACGGAAAATCCCGCTTGAGAAGTTTGCGGCGCTTGTGGCGCTTGCACACCGCGAAGGCTGGGCGCTTCGGCTCGAAGACGTGTGCCATAAACTGAAGAGAGAACTAGAACAAAATGACACTGAAAAAAATGCGGGAGGAGATAGCCAAACGGCTGACAAAAATCTCCGCCCTTGAAGAAGAGATAGCGACATTGGAGCAGGCCGTCATGCAGCAGCATGGGGCGAAACTCCAGCTTATGCTCGCAGAGTCAGGCCGTGGATACGGTCAACTCACAACAGAAGTCGATGGCGTAAAGCTGACGTACGAAGTGAAGGCGACCTACCTGTGGGATCAGGGCAAGTTGCAGGCTCTTTACGAGTCGTTGCCACTGGCTGACGCACGGGAGCTTGTGACCACCAAGATGTCGGTTTCGGCCAAGACCATCGAACGCATCGGCAACGAAGACGTGCTGCGGCGGGTTATGGAGGCGCGTACCACCAAGTTCAGCGAACCCCGTATCACCTTCATCAAATGAGCCTGCGTATCATTAAAGCAGACGAGCGCCTCAAGCGCACATCGGACTGCGTGAAGGCGGTTGTGTTCGGCCCTGCCGGTGTTGGTAAAACCTACCAAGCTCGCACGCTGGACGCGGAGAGTACGCTCTTTGTTGACCTCGAAGCCGGCACGCTGGCACTAGGAAAAGACTGGAAGGGCGATTGCCTCGACATTCGCGGCACGTCAAACGAGATGGGCGCTCATCCGTGGGAGCTGGCCAAGGCCATCGCCTTGTGGTTAGGTGGGCCTGATCCTGCGGACGCCAACGGTTCCTACTCCAAGTCGGCGTACGAGTCCGTTGTAAAGGCTTTTGGGCCAGCGTCAGGACATGAGCAGTACGAGACGTTGTTCGTTGACTCTATCACCGTGGCGAGTCGGATGTGCTTCGCATGGTGCCAGCAACAACCGGAAGCGTTCAGCGACAAGACCGGTAAGCCCGACACCCGTGGGGCATACGGGCTCCTTGGACGCGAGATGATTCGTTGGGTAACACAACTTCAACACTGCCACAAGAACGTGGTGCTGGTGGGGATTCTGGAGCAGCAGGAGGATGACTTAAAGAGGAAGTACTGGGACGTTCAAATCGAGGGCTCGAAGACGGGTCGCGAGTTGCCTGGTATCTTTGATCTCGTTCTCACTCTCCAGAACTTTGAAGCAGAGGACAAGTCGCAGTACCGCGCATTCGTCTGCCACCAACAAAACCCGTGGGGCTACCCCGCGAAAGACCGCTCCGGTACGCTGGAGCTTCAAGAACCCGCTGACCTTGGGAAGGTGCTCGCCAAGATCCGCGCAGGTAAACGCATCGACACCGCCAAACACTAAAAACAAAAATCGAAATCAGTATGTTCAATTCACAGTCAACAAACGTCGGGTCAACAGAAATGGAACTCATTCCCAAAGGAACAGTGGCGAAAGCCGTCCTTGTGGTGAAGGAGCGCAAGAGCAGCCAATCCACCGGTGGAGACTACCTCTCCATCGAGCTCGCCATCCAAGGCGGTCAGTACAACAACCGGCGCGTGTTCGGGATGATTTGCAATCCGTTCGACGAGAACAACAGCGAGGTATGGCGCCAGATGGGAATCGGGGCAATCACTCGCATCCTTGAGAGCCGTGGCGTCTTCAACCACGAAGACCCAGCTTCTTACGAGCAGTTCAACAGCAGCGGTGATTTCAATCAAATCATCGAGGCGCTCAACGGCGCTGAGGTCGTCATCAAGGTCGGCATCGACAAGGGTAAGGATGGACGCGCTGACCGTAACTCCATCAGCGACTGGGGCTCGCCAAATCCGAGCAGCAACGGGCACAAGCTCTGGAACCAAGCCAATGAGAGTGCGCCTGAAGCGAAAGCACCGGTGCCAGCAGCGAAGACCGCAGCCCCTGCGGCGACGGCTGGCAAAAAACCTGCTTGGCTCAAGTAGCAGTTTGTTTGGGGTTGTGGGGGCGGGGCAATAATGGTTGTCTCGCCCCCCTTTTTTGAGGTAGAACCATCGGCATTATCAAGCCGCATGGTGTGCAGGGAGATCCTGCAACGACGCTTTTTCATTTTTGCGTCAGTGAAACAAAGGCACTTACATGATTTTACGACCAAGACAGGCGCAGTTCGTTGACGCCTGTATCGACGCACTGGGAAAGTGCGGCAACACGCTAGGAATCGCGCCAACTGGCGCAGGTAAGACGGTCATGGGCAGCGCGATTCTTGCGCCGTTCGTGAAGAAAGCACCGGTACTTGTCATTCAGCACCGAGACGAGCTTGTCACCCAGAACAAAGAGACCTTCAAGCGGTACAATCCATCTGCCAAGGTCGATGTGTTCAACGCCGAGCGCAAGGCGTGGTCTAGCGGGGCGACCTTCGGGATGGTGCAGACGTTGTGCAGACCGCTCAACTTGGCGACGATGCCAAGCGGGATGTCGGCGCTTTTCTGCGACGAGTGCCATCACATAGCGGCTGACAGTTACATGAGGATTGTGGAGGCGTTCCGCGAGAAGTCCCCGAAAGGCGTCATCTTGGGGCTCACCGCAACTCCAGAGCGAGGGGACAAGCAGGCGCTCACAGCGGTGTTCACCAACGTGGCCGACAAAATCACCGTGGGCGAGCTCATCGCAGCGGGGAACTTGGTTCAGCCGCGTGCGTTCCGCATGGACATCGGGCTCAACGACCAGCTTCAGAGCGTGCAGAAGACCGGCGCGGAGTTCGACATGGGCGAAGTCGAGGCCATCATGGACAAGCGTGCAGTTCACTCGGAGATACTGCGTCACTGGCGCGAGAAGGCGTCAGACCGGTCTACCGTGGTGTTCTGCTCGACCATCCAACACGCCCAGCACTTGGCCGAGGCGTTCCGTGAAGACGGCATCTCCGCCGAGGCCGTCCACTCCGAGATGTCGGACGAAGACAACGCCACCATCTTGCGCCGGTTTGACCAAGGGAAAATCAAGGTGCTGCTAAACGTGATGAAGCTGACCGAGGGCTGGGACTGCCAGCGTGTGGGGTGCGTTGTTCTGGTGCGCCCGTGCAGCCAAAAGAGCACCATGATTCAGATGATCGGGCGTGGGCTAAGACCGTGCATCGATGCGAAGCGATACCCCGGAGTGATTAAGAGCGATTGCATCGTGCTGGACTTCGGTGCCTCGCTGCTCACGCACGGTGACATCGACGCGGGAGACCGGTTGTTCGTGCGCCAGAGCGAGACCGGCGAGGCGCCAATGAAGAAGTGCCCCGAGTGCGGTATCCAAGTGCCGGCAGCGGTCGGGAGCTGCCCCGTGTGCGGGTACGTCTTCCCCGTGCGGGTCAATGGCGTTGAAACCATCGAGTCCTTTGAGATGTCCGAGATGCAAATCATCGAGATGTCGCCTTTCCGGTGGGAGTCGATGTACAATGATGCTGTGCGTATGGCGAACGCGCTGACGGCGTGGGGCGGCGTCATCAAGCTGGGTGAGGTTTACAACGCGATTGGCGGCGTCACCGGTGGCGCGGTCACCATCATCACCCGCACCAACTCCAAGGAGCTCGCGCTGGCTCAGGCGGACGACTTTTTGAGGCGAAACGGTGACAGAGCGAACTCGCGCAAAACACGGTCGTGGATTAAACTGCCACCCACTGACTCGCAGCGCCAACACATGGCGGATGTGCCCATGTTCGGGATGTCGCGCTACCGCGCCAGTTGCGTGCTGACGTGGAAGTTCAATGAGGCCCGCATAAAAAAAGCAATTCTTGGCTAAAGGACTATGGAAACCCAACCGAAAGACAACGTATGTACAGCAAACTGTGGCGGGAGGTCATCCTCCCAGAACTCATCGACAACAAGTTCCGTCAACCATCCGGAGCATTACAACCAGCACCCGTCTGGCACCGAGTGCATCCAGGTCGCAGAACACTTCAACTTCAACTTGGGGAACGTGGTAAAATATGTGTGGCGAGCTGGACTCAAGTACGAGACGCAGCGCGAGGACTTGGAGAAGGCAGCATGGTATCTTCGGCGGGAGATTGCCCGCATCAGCACAACAACAACAACAAAATGAAAAACAGACTAGAACAAGAAGCCACTGAGCTTCTGGCACTGACGGAGACACTGCTTCAGTCGCACCCGAACCGGCGTGCGTTTGAGGCGACGTTCAAACGTATCGAGGCAGAAATCATGCGCCTCAGAAAGGAGACAAAATGAATCTACCAAGCTGGTACGATAGCTGGCTCACCAATGAGGAAGAGGTTGAAGAGCGGGAGTGCAAGTGCTCCTGCATCATGGAGTGGGACGAGAAGCGGGAAGACTGGGTGTGCCCAGAATGCGAGAAGGAGGAGCAGCCGTGAGTGAGTACTGCACATCATGCGGCGTTGCGTGGGAGAACCACTTCGGGCTGGCATACACCTGCCGGTCACTGAGCGAAGCCGCTGAAGAGCGCGACGAGTACAAGGCGCGTTTACACACCGCGACTGAAACCATCAAACGCCTAGAGGGCGAGATCGCCGAATGGCGTCTAGCCAGCGGCGTTGATGGCCCTTTATTCTTGAAGCATGAAACTGCTGGCAATCATCTTTGCGGCAATCGCCGTAGCTGACACTGTGAAACTCTACCAACAGGAGGACAAGGCGTCTGTTACTGCTTATGTGCTGGTATTGCTACTAGCAGTGTTCGGCATCTTCTACGCACTCAAGAACGACGATGAGCATCTTTAAGCCAGAGACCAAGAAGGTCATCGGAAACGAGCCAGCACAAGCCGCTATCGCAGCCGTCATCGACGGCGCGATTCTGGAGCGTCAGGCAAACCAAGAAAAGCGGGACTATCTGGGGGCTTCGCGTTGGGGAGAGGCGTGTGAGCGCAGGCTTCGGTACGAGTACGAACACGCGCCAGAAGACGAAGACGCAGGCTTCTCACCGGAGGTTCTACGCATCTTCGACATGGGGCACGACGGCGAAGACCGCATGGCGGAGTACATCCGCGCTGCTGGCTTTGACCTGCTCACCGAGAAGAGCGACGGCAAACAGTTCGGATTCCGCGCTGCTGATGGTCGCCTCGGTGGACACATCGACGGCATCATCGCCGGCGGCCCCATCTTCACCGGTGTTGAGTATCCACTGCTTTGGGAGAACAAGGCGCTCAACGATAGGTCGTGGAACGACACCAAGAACAAAGGCGTTAAAGCCTCAAAGCCGGTGTACTACGCCCAGATGCAAATCTACTGCGCGTATCTCGACATCCCATCGGGCGGGATGTTCACGGCACTCAACCGAGACACCGGTGAGGTACTCGTTGAGCTTGTGCCATTCGACGCGCTTGCAGCCCAAGAAGCCTCGGATCGTGCGGTGCGCGTCATCGACGCCCAATCACCCAAGGAACTCCCGCGCCTCGGCAAAGACCGCACCGACTTTCGGTGCAAGTTCTGCTCGTTCAAGAGCACCTGTTGGGAAGATGTTCCCGTGCAGGCACCCAATACCACAAAGCCGTTCTGGCTGAAGTAAGACTACTACCCCAAACAAAATGCAGCCATTGACAGACCGTCGTGGCTTGGTCGATTTGCAC